GCAATCGTCAGAAAAATAAGGATAATAAGCGGTGCCGAATCTCGGATTCAGCAATTTCTTAAAAACAGAAACCAAAACGGTTTTGGCTGGTGTTTTGACAAATTCAAAAGTGTAGTTCTGATGAGTATACTCTCCCTCCATAGCTTCTTTAATGTAAGAAAAAACGTGCGCGGTCGCTGCGGTTCTATGCGTTCCAAGGTTGCCAACACATCGTTTTTTCCCATCCGGTAACTTTTCGAAGGGTTTCAGTTTCACTACAACTGGTTTGTCGTCATCTACAGCATCGTGACCTATATCACAATTTTCTAAATGGCACTCCACTCTCTCGGCTTTCTTATTATGGGCCTGATCTCTCCATAAAGGATACGACTCGTCTGGCATGACCCTGTTAATCCTGCTTTCAAAGTGCAGTTTATAGGAATGCAGAGCATGACGCACGTGCTTAAAAACTTTTTCTTGATTGGAAATCAGAAATTCGTTATACCCGGGTTTCTCCGGGGCTCGCAAGGCAATCATACGCCCAATAGCGGTTCTGTGTTCTCCCTCTCCGGAACCAGGCAGATTGATAGGCAACGCAAATCCTGGTCCGAAGAAAGAGACATACTCACTGTTGTACTCTTCGGGTGTACACGAAAATTTCGGGGTGAAATCTTCGTAAACCGTGCCCGATTTGAGAAGAGTGGTCCGACATGTTGACGTCAAAATGCTCTCCTCGCACGGTTTAGGCGTGAATGTAAACGATGGGGTCAGTTTAAGGGCACCTATGTACCCCACGCCTGTAGCTGACCCCATTTTCCTAAATCAGTCGAAAGGAGTCACACTGGGGCGATTAACAACCCCGGTGTCTCCTTTTAGACTGATCTGTATGCTCTTCAATTGATGTATTGAATGTTTTATAGTCTCTAAAACTTCAATAGTTGACAAAGAGCTGCCATCCTGCTTTCTATATTTGGAACTAGCCGTATTGGCATAATATCCTATACGATTAGCTGTTCCAATAAGTGTGGCGTTGCTGGTAAAAAACTCTTTTACCAGCTCACCACTGAGACCGATGCTGACTGAGGATGCGTACGTACTGGTCGCGCCAGCTTTGTAGCTCCAAGAATCAACGTCTCTCCTCATAACGATTTCACCCGGTGTGTCACCACTCAAGTCTCCCTTAGATAAGTGAGAAGTGTCCACAAGTTTCCCGGCCACAATACAGGCCACGCCAGCTGCTAATTTAAGCGTATTAGCGAAACCCATGGGGCTCCACTTAAGCAATAAAGAGAACTAACGGCTGTTAAGATCGGAGTGCAGTACAAAAAAGGGTCAAACCTTCCGATTGTCTCACTGACATAATCAATAAAGCTGAAGCACTTAAGGGCAGCAATATCTAAGCATGGTCTAAATTCTTTATTACGCATAGCCGCGACGGCTGGATTGTTGCGAATGCGGTGATAAACGCCCTGGAAGTCGTTTGCGCAGGTCCACACCCTGGATATTCCAGAAGTAATGTGGGAAATGGCTTGTTTACAGTTGGACGCGGTTACGACTCCGTGTACCAACTCCCGTAGG